TAGCTCGAGAAGAATGCGTGCTGAAATCTGAGGGCGCAACTCGCAGCGCCATCCGGCGAACTGGCCATCCAGTTCAACGATCTTGACCATGACTTCCTCCTACCCGCCAAGCGGGTATCTACTACGGCGCCGTTGCGAGCGGCGAGTCAACGATGACTTCCAGGGACTTCCCGGACGCAGTGTCGTAGGCAAGGCGGAGCGTGACTTCGTTGACCACGAGACCGTCCTGCTCAGAGCTGAGCGGTACGACAGACTCAATGACCCACGAGCCGAGAATCCACACGCCGAAGGAGTCGGTCGTTGTACCGAAGAGACGCAGGAATCGCTGCTCACCGATCTCCGTAATGCCCCACGCTCCGTCGGCAATCGCCGCAGAGTTTGAGGCAACGGTCAGGGTCATGGTCGCATCGAGTGCGCCGATGAAGTCTGCGGTCGCTGCAGTCAGCGAAGCATCCAGCGCGTTGACCACGGCGAAGCCTGTGGAGATTGAGAGCGAGAACGAAAGCACATCGTCATACACGGTCGCACCGGTACCCGCCTTGTTAGGGAAGTCGGTATCAATGGTGAGCTTCAGAAGGCGACCGGCAAGCATCGGCTGCGCTGGCACGGCCGTGCCGAATGCGGATCCGACCGCCGAGACGCTTGATGCGACGAAGGTCGCTCCGACTTGCAGCAGCCCGCTGGCGTCTGCAGACATCGTCACTTCTGACGGCACGCAGTCCACAACTCGGTACTTCTGCACGCCGTCCGAGACGAGCATGGAGTAGAAGATTGGAGTGTCCACGTCGCCCTGTGTTGGCGACCATGTCCATGAATATGGGCTTGCAGTTCCGCTGGTCGTTGCCCCGATTGCATCAAAGATCAGTGGGAGCGTGCGAAGCGATGAAGGTCCCTCGGCAATAGTGACGACAGGGTTCCTGCCGGTGACGGTGACTTCGTTTGCCTGGATCGTCGTGCGCTTGCCAACCGTGGCATCTTCGCCAAGATCAATCGTCACGCCAAGATCAATGACGCCAACCGCGTTGGTTGCGAGCAGCTCGCCTGCGGCGCTGCCGAATGCGGCGGCCGTACCGAAGCCCGACTGGCTCATGAGCGAGATGCGAGAGAGGGCCTTTGCGCCGAGTGAAGCCATGTCCTATTCTCCTTGCTACTCGCTGTACGCGATTGCTTCGTAGACTAGCACCTCGACTGCCGCAGTCACCGTGAGGTAGTCCTGATCGGCGTAGGTGTCGGTGCCAAGTGTAGTGCTAGTGACGGTCACCTGAGCGGCGTTTCCATCAATCGTCACGTCGGCATTGAAGGCGTCCCTCATCCAGCTCCGCCAGGTGTAGAGGTCTCGATACTTCTGATCCATGCGGGGGATTGGGGTCAGGTACAGGACGGCGTTGACGGTCAGCGTCACGGAGCGGTTGGCGCTGCCGATGGAGACCGTGTCGTCGCCGGGGAAGAAGACGATGGCTGGGACGACAGGGAGCGACTCCTGCGGGGTGGCGTAGACGTTCCTGAGGCTATACCCCACAGGTGGCTCAACTGACTTGAGCCGCTCGGCCATTGCGTCAAGGATGGTTAGGTCGTTCATCCCCATTGCCTTACAGAAGGCGCTGGCGGATTCGTAAGCTCAATGATGAACTCATCAACCCAAGCTTGTGCCTCTTCTCGATCAGCCCAAGCGCGACCGTCGGGATGTACGTCCTGCAAGAAGAACGGCGCGCCTGTCACCGTAGGGTTAGCGTCGTCCCAAATCCTGACGACATTCTGGCTGTCAATCTCGTATCTATATGCCATAAGCCCTCCTAAACCTGACTGTATGTAATTGGACTAAACAGAAGCTTGCTCAACCCGCTTGGGGATGTAGCAACCTTTCCATTCGTTCCGTCGGATTGTCCGCAAATAGCGATCAGACCATCGCCACCAGCTACTGCAAAAACAGATGAGGTTGAAAAGCCCGATGTCCTTGAGGTCCACGTCGTGCCATCTGTTGAGGTTGAAACTTTACCCACATCACCAACCGCAACAAAGACACCGTCAATGTATTTCAGACCATAAATAATATCGGTTCCGAACTGAGAAGTCCGCGCTGTCCAGGTGACAAGGTCTGGGCTTGTCCTAATCTTGCCGCCGCCGCCAGCAATAACCCAGAGACCTGCGCCGTAAGCAACGCCGTAGATGTCCGCAAGCATTCCAGGGTTCTGACCAGTCCACGTCGTTCCGTCTGTTGAGCTTCCAAGCTGTGTAGAGTTGACGATGTAGCCGGTCACAACAACATATTTACCATTTCCGTATGCAACAGCTTGGATAGTATTGGTGGACACATTCGCTGTCCTAGCAGTCCACGTTGTGCCATCGGTTGACGTTGCAAGTTTCCCGCCATCACCGCCAGCTAGGTAGATGTTATTCCCATAGCCGACCGCGTAGATAACGTCGGATGCGCCAAACGTGGCGGACAAGTCTCGCGCAGTAAAGGTCACACCATCTGGCGTTGTCCGCAGCTTCCTTGATCCCGCTGAAAGGACAAAGAGATTGTTTCCAAATGTTGCTGAATAGATGCTCTCGGCAAATCCAGGCGTGACGGATGTCCAAGTTGTTCCGTTTGTAGATTTTGCTCCTGCATCACTATATCCAGCAGCGAGAAACAGGCCGTTTCCGTAGGCAATCGCAGTAAGTGCTTGGTTGCCAGCGTTAGACGTTCTCAGCGTGTACGTTGTGCCGCCGTAGCCGCCAACACTTCCGATATTACTCGTGGCTGTAATCCTTCTTGCCGTGTTTGCGGTAAAGGTTGATGCGATGGAGTTGATTGTGATTGGTGTATCCGAGCCAATGTTCTGCACCGCATACGCTCCGCTTGTCACGCCAAGAGCCGTACCAGCCGCAGTGCCGGCAACCTCAACCCAATATCCGCCGCCGCCGCTGGGCGTCGTCCACGCTGGCACACCGCCTGAGACGCTTAGAACCTGGCTTGCCGTCCCAATACCCAATCGAGCAGGAGTGTTGGCAGACGAGGCGTAGATGATGTCGCCAGTGGTCGTAGTCAGCGTCTTCGGGATTGCGCCGTTGGCAAGGTCATAGGCTGCCTTGACTGCGGTTGGCGTAGCGGCAAGCACGCTGCTGGTCGTGGATGTGGAATCGGAGAGCTGGACCGCTCCGACGACCGAGGTCGTGGCGGCGGCAATAGAGATGACTGGCGTCGTGCCACCTGACGATGCGATAGGCGCCGTCCCTGTGACGCCTGAGACCTTCGTATCTGCTCGGTCGTACGCCGCCTTGACCGCTGTCGGTGTAGCCGCCAAGACGCTTGACGTCGTAGAGGTGGAGTCAGAGAGCTGCACTGCGCCGACGACGGAGGTCGTGGCCGCAGCGATGCTGATTGCTGGCGTTGCCCCGCCTGAGGAGGCGATAGGCGCTGTGCCGGTGACGGAGGTCACCGTGCCTGTTGCTGGAGCAGCCCACTTCAATCCAGTCGCTTCTGCTGAGTCTGCCGTCAGAACATAGGTGTTCGTCCCAACGGCAAGGCGCGCAACGGTATCGGCTGCGGTTGCGGCGATCAGGTCACCCTTGACGTCCACGATTGACTTGGGGACGGCTGCGCCTGCAAGGTCGTATGCCGACTTGACCGAGTTCGGGGTTGCCGCCGTAGTGATTGAGGTGGAGGAGGTCGAGTCGGTGAGCTGCACGGCACCCTTGACAGCGGTGGTGGCGTCAGCGATAGAGATGGCTGGAGTCGTGCCACCGGATGAAGCAATCGGTGACGTGCCGGTGACGGACGAGACCTTGGTATCTGCTCGGTCGTATGCGGCTTTGACCGCCGTTGGCGTTGCAGCGAGGACGCTGCTGGTCGTAGAAGTTGAGTCGCTGAGTTGCACCGCGCCCTTGACAACGGTCGTGGCGTCAGCGATGGAGATTGCCGGGGTCGTTCCGCCCGATGAGGCGATTGGCGAGGTGCCAGTGACTGAGGCGACCTTCGTGCCAGCCAAGTCATATGCCGCCTTGACCGCCGTTGGGGTCGCGGCAAGGACGCTGGATGTGGTGGAGGTGGAGTCGCTGAGTTGTACGGCCCCTACGACAGCGGTCGTAGCAGCGGCGATGGAGATGACAGGGGTTGCGCCGCCAGATGATGCAATCGGTGCAGTCGCCGTCACGGCGGTGACGCCACCGCCAGCGGCAGCCCACTTCAGCCCGGTTGCCTCTGCTGAGTCTGCTGTCAGGAGGTAAGTGTTTGCGCCAACAGGAAGGCGCGTGACGGTGTCGTTTGCCGAGGCGACAAGGATGTCGCCCTTCGCATCCACGACGGACTTAGGCACAGCGGCGTTTGCTGTGGACTGAGCTGACGCTGCGTCGGTGACTCCAGTGCTTCCCCGGTCATACGCCGCCTTGACGGCAGTCGATGTGGCGGCAAGCACGCTGCTCGTGGTGCTGGTTGAGTCAGAGAGCTGCACTGCTCCCTTCACAGACGTGGTGGCATCGGCGATTGAGATTGCAGGCGTTGCTCCGCCAGATGAGGCGATCGGGGTTGTGCCAGTGACTGAGGTCACTCCGCCAGAGGCGGCCGCCCACTTGAGTCCTGTGACCTCTGCAGAGTCAGCAGTGAGGACATAGTTGTTGGTGCCGACAGGCAATCGGCTGACGGTTGCCGATGCTGTTGCCGCGATCAAGTCTCCCTTGGTCGTGACGGTCGCCTTCGGGATAGCGGCGTCTGCCGTGGACTGTGCGGCGACAGCAGCCGCCTGCGCGGTGGCGGCGTTGGTCACGCCAGTGCTGCCTCGGTCATAGGCGCTCTTGACGCTGTTCGGCGTTGCTGCGGTCGTCGTGCTGGTTGAGGAGATTGAGTCCGTGAGCTGCAAGACGCCAGCCGCAGCGGTTGATCCGGCGCTGACGCTCAAGTTGGCGGCAGTCGATGTGCCAGCGTTGGTCAGTGGGGCATTGACAGCAACCGTGCTGGCCGTCCCCTGAACCCCAGGGTTGGCGACCACGACCTCCGTGCGGTCGTCGTTGATTGAAACGATGTAGTTGTCTAGATGGACTTCTACGGTCATCGCGTCACCTCAGGCGAGACGTTGGCAGTTCCTTCCAAGAGGCGGGTGACGATCCCTGCGCCGCTTACAAGTTCAAGGTCCCACACACCGCTCCACGGAGCGTCGAGCGCGGCCGTGGTGCCAGCGGCAATCACGATGGCGATTGTTCCGGCTGCGCCGCCGAGTGTAATGCCAGCGGATGACGTCAGGCTGAAGATCGTCGTAGAAGTGTCGTAGGTCAAGCGCGCCTGGGCGCGTGCCGTGTAGCCAGTCAAGTTGATTGCAGTTCCAGCCGAATCCTTCCAGGTAATCGTGAGCTGGAAGGTTGCGCCCTGCTTGATGTCAATGTTGAACTGATTGCCAAGTGCCATTAGCGCACCAGCCCAGATCGCTTGCGGAAGGATTCAAGCAGCACTTGCGACTCTGGGTGCAGCGCACGCGTCTGGCGCAGGATGCCACCGAGGTCTTGGCTGCCGATGACTCCAAAGGGACTTGTCCGGCTGGAGAACACAGCACCT